GGGTTACGTTCTTCACGACGTCCAAGGTGATCGTATACCATGTGCAGGATTTCGTGTGCAATAACAAACTCAACTTCTTTATTGTCCATTGCATTAAAGAACTGAGTGTTAAAATACAACTTACGACCGTCAACAGCGGCAGTCATCAACCAATCATCAGCAGCTTCGATCTTAAGACGAGTAGCCATGTTACCAAAGAACGGATGACGCAGCAACAGACCAACGCGAGCAACGATAATACGATCGTATACCTCTTTACGCATTGCATCCAGTTTTTCCGGAGTAATGTTAGGATCGGGTTGCCAGTTTTTAAGTTTGCTTTGAGTTTTCTTAGCAGACATAGTATATCCTCTTGTTTTGTGCCTATACAATAATATAACAGTATTTACACGCAATGTCAAGCGTTAGATAGAAAAAATGGGCGAAGTTGCCTTCGCCCATTTTGCACCGTATTAAGCCGACTGTGCAGCTTTGATATATTTGCCGTATCGATCGTGGAACTCGTCAAAGCACTCAACAGCATCCGGATCAATCGGCAGCGAGTATTGAGTAAGAGCAAGCTTAATGCCCATAACCACCAACTCGGTGTCAAAGTTATCCATTGCAAAGCGCAGGAAGTTGTTGACTTTGTCGTCAAACTTCTTGTCGTTTGCATCACTGGCTTCTTTGAGCTCGTAGCAAAGAGACACTGTCAAGGAATACATGGCACTGATCTCTTTAGACTTCATCTCTTTAACCTTACCAGCAAGAATGTCGCTAGGGTCAGGCATCGATGCGGCAACCTTACGGTGAGCCATAAACTTGACAGCAAGCCCTTCACCAACTGCGCCTGCAACCAGGTCAGTGGTAGTACCATCGTCAATGTTATCTTCTAGCAGTTCGCTCACGAAACTCCAGGAACGCGGAGTTGCAAAGCTGCGGCTAGCAGATTTAGGATCAAAGTCGTAGAGGTCCTTTTTCGAGAAGTTCAAGAAACCAACAACGTCTTTGTGAACACGATTGTTAACAGCCCAGCTAAACCAGTCATCAAAGTTGACCTGCATCTCCAAGTGGATGAAACGGTTAGCCAGCGGCGCGGGCATACGATAAGTAACACCTTTGTCAGCTTCGCGGTTACCGGCAGCAATGATAACAACGTTATCGGGCAAACGATACTGACCAACACGACGGTTAAGAATCAGCTGGTAAGCAGCAGCCTGCACACTAGGCGCAGCACTGTTCATTTCGTCCAAGAACAGAACAATATGATCGTATTTGGCAGCCATTTCGGCATCCGGCAGTTCGCTTGGAGCGCCCCAAACCATTTTGTTAGAGTTGCTGTCGAAGTAAGGAATACCTTTAATATCGGTGGGTTCCCAAAGCGACAGACGAATATCAATGAGGTGACTATTGCTTAACGAACGAGTAATCTGAGCAACAATATCCGACTTACCGATGCCCGGAGGGCCCCAAAGGAAAATCGGGCGCTTTTTGCGCATTGCAACAGTAAGAGCAGCCTTGGCTTTGCTCGGAGTAACGGTACGAGTGGTATCAGACATGCTGTATTCCTTTCTAAGTTCAGTGCCTATGTATTAGTTATAAGGCATAGAACCAGAAAGGTCAACCACTTTTTGCACGAGTCATTGCTTTTGTGAGTCCGTATTTTCTCAAATCGCCGCTGAACAGTCCAAGTTCTACCGCTTTGCGTTCGTTGGTAACTGTAATACTTTTGTTGGTTAGATAATACGGGCAATCAATAAACTTATCTAGGAAAATAATAATTTGTGTAGTAACAGGCATATCTTTGGGATACGGAATTTCGTAGGTTTGTAACCCAATCTTAACTATTGTTTCGTATCCTTCGTCTGTGAGACGTAACCCACCTTCGGTTTTTTCTCTAGTGTTGTACCACCAAAGAGGAAGATACTCTTTTACAGTTAGCTCGTTATGACTTTTGCCTAGTTCTTTTAAAAATAGTTTTGTGTATGTAATTTTATTGGCCATCTTCGCTTACAATCTCGCCAGCAGTGAGTTTTACAACTGCAAAGTCGGTGGTCTTAAACATCTGGTTAAGTTTTTTAGCAAGATTAAATGCGTGTCCTGGATTACTAAAACTGGTTTTTTTATATTTAGGTCCTGGATAACTGGTAAGAGCATTAGAGCTTTTTAGGTTAAATGGCTTGTTTTGATAAAAAACAGCCCAAATTGCTTCAGCATCTAATACCTGCTCGCATTTGTAGGTAGCACTATTTGTGTATTCTAGTAATACATTTGGTTTAGGCCTACTCATGTTAACTCCTGTTATATACGTATATATTTATCTCTTTAGGAGTTAACTGAGAGTTTATTACCATTCACCGCCGCCCATAGTCACCTGTATAACTTGTTCTGATTGTAATTTATCACCTTGTGCTGCAACAAATTTTTCTAAATCGCCGTGTAATCTACTCATAACAACCCCTAGTGTGTAAGATAACAATCTAGCTTGTTCTATTGTTAGCCTTACTTCTTTGGATCTACTGGCTTCTGCGCTTTGTGTTTGTTGAATAAATTGCTGCAACGGAGCAGTATTAATTGGATCTGTTGACATTGCTCAATGCGGCTTTCATTTCAAATTCTGTCTTGAACGGACCTAGATATTCGTTACGATCTATTGTGATTAATTTTGGACAAAAACTCTTAAGCCAGTTAACATTGAACTTAACCAAGTAATACCCTGCACAATACATGCTTTTTGACTTTTCGCTTTTTGTAAACAAGGGTAATTTACGCTTGATGTCAAACATACTATTGTAGGGAGTAGTTCTAGTAGGATAACCGTGAACATCTCTCTTGTTTTGTTTTTTATCGTTAATAGTTGCAATCAAGAAATTTTTACCAAATTTCTTCTTTAGTTGGCTTTCCGACTTGTAGAGTTCAATTTTGCCTTTTGCAGTAATAACAAATCCTTCGTCGTTTCTACTCAAGGTACCTACTTTGACACCTTCATCTTCTACAATCCAAAATTTGTTTGCTAAAATTTCTTTGGCTTTTACTGTCATACTTTGTATCCTGCTTGTAATGGTTCTGAAAAACTCTGTGCTTGATCGGCAATACGTTGCATATCCCATTTTGCACAGAACTTCATAAGACGCATGCCTACCTGTGATATGTCTTTGGATTCTACAGTTTTAATAGTTGTATTGATTGTTTCTTTAATGTGTTCAGGCTGTGCTGTTAAATCGCACAATACAACATTGCGTTGATAGTCGTCTAGCACACGATGTTCTACGCCGTTGTGATCTACCCAACGCTGTAGCATAAGATTATTCCAATTATAGCCTTTTGTGTTCTTGTCTTCAAACGCTTCTTGTAGACCTACTTTGTTCTTTGTACCTTTGATTCTTGCACCAGGATAAGCTGAGAATACATTGTCGCTGGTATCACCACGCATACATTTTTCAAATAACTGCCACTGCGGGTTGGGTGCAGGCTTAGGCTGCTTGGTCTTTTTGTCCAACACTTCTCGACCCTTGTCGTCAAAGTAGCCTTCGTGTGTGATAGTCATGTTAGCAACACCATTGTACTGACGCACACGAGGACTGATCAACTGTGCAAAGTCTCCGTCAGTGCTGATAATAACATGATTGTCATCAGGATGATTCTGAATCCAGCCTGCAATCAAGTCATCTGCTTCTAGTACAGGATTTTGCAGTACAGTGCAGTTAGTCTTGGTTGTAACAAAGTCTTTGAACTCATCAAAGATTTCCCAAAACACACGATCCTCTTCTGCTTCACGAGGAGTAAGTGCATCACGTGCATCTTGACGATTGCGTTTATATGGCTGATAAAAGTCTTTACGCCAGCTACGCCCTTCTAAACAAAATACAACATGCGTGCCTTTAAAATCTTGCCACGCTTTCTTGATGCTGTTTAGGGTGATGTGCAGTGCCATACCTACTTTCGTGTCGATATCTCCACGTACAACATGACGAGCTCTAAAGAAAGTATTAGCAGTGTCTACTAAGATGTATGTATTCATGAAACTTCTGATTTGCCTTTTGATATTGGTGTTACATTAATATACCCTGAATTACGCTGTGTGTCAAGTCCTTCATCTTGTAACATGTTATAAACAATATCTCGGAACCAGCGATCTACAATTTCTTCTTCGGGATCTGCTTCTAGTCCATAACCGTTTTTAATAAGTTCTTGAATAAAATACTCATTCCAGTCTAGTTCAAAAAACCCATTGCGAACATTATCTTGGTTTATTTTTATATCAATGACATTAACCCAGGGTTCTTTACGACGAGTAGCATAGGATTTTGGATCTTTCTTTTCAAGAAGTTCTAATCCTGCTTCCTCCAAACGTTTGCGTTCAGCTTCTGCTTCTTCTGCAATTTTTGCTGCTTGATCTGCAATACGTTTTTCTTCGGCTTCTATGCCGGTAATACGCTTTAACCATTGTTTCATTCGTAATCTACCTTTTGTGATATATCAGTTAGTGTAAAATCGCCGTCTCGAGTAGATCTGTTCAAGTAAAAAGTTGTGCTGCTTCTAGCTAGAATGGCATTGAGACGATTAAGACGATCAACTGTGTACTTTAGTTCTGCTACAATTTTTTCTATTCGACGATCTTTCATTACCATCCAATCCTTTCCCACGGTACATCTTTGTCTCCAAAGTGTCCGTATACACAATTTTCACTATACTCGTGAAAGTTAAACAAGTCAAATCTATCAATAATGCCTTTGGGACTTAGATCTATTTCGTTGCGAATAAACTTTTCAATGCTACGATTATGACCATTGCTGTCAACAAGAATACTAGTTGGCTGTTTAACACCGATAGCATAACTCAATTGAATGTTGCACCAATCTGCCATTTCATCTGCTACTACGTTTTTAGCAAGCCAACGAGCCATATATGCAGCACTGCGGTCTACTTTGGTAGGATCCTTGCCACTAAACGCACCACCACCGTGAGGAGCAAAACCACCATAAGTATCAACAATAATCTTACGTCCGGTTACACCAGCATCGCCGTCAGGTCCGCCGATAACAAAATTTCCAGTAGGATTGATGTGCCAAACAGTGCGTTCATCGATTAAATCTCCCAATACCTGTTTTACTGCATCACGAATTGGTGCCTTAACACTGTGATTAAACCCATCACGGTGCTGTTGACTAACAACAATTTGATCGATGCGTTTAATAATACCTTCGCGCCTAGCACCATTATACTCAACACTTACTTGTGATTTAGCATCGGGTAATAAGAAATTATAGCCATCTAGTCGCATTGCTTTTAGTTTTTTCAAAATTTCATGGCTATAATGAATAGGTGCTGGCATCATGCTAGGTGTATGATTACAAGCATACCCAAACATAATTCCTTGATCGCCAGCACCAAAATCGTCTGTGCCTAGAGCAATATCAGCACTTTGGCTATGGATTTCATTGTAGATCTTTAGTCGATCCCAATGAAACCCATCTTGTTCATATCCAATCTCTCGAACCTTATTGCGTACAATTTCGTTGACTTCGTCTTTGGTTAGATTAAAGTTCTTTACTTCGCCCGCCAACGTAACATGGTTGGTAGTTACAAGTGTTTCGACTGCAACACGAGTAGTAGTGTCACCTGCCTTTAACCCAGCATCAACGAGTGCGTCCGAGATTTGGTCTGCAACCTTATCCGGGTGTCCGTCGCTAACACTTTCGCTAGTAAAAATATAGTTCATAAATCTTTCCTTAAATTATTAAATTGTTCTTCTGTGTGTATGCCTCTTGTGTAAGGCATAACTTTATCAAGTTCCCCAGGCATTTCCGAATAGGCTAATGTGGAGTCTTGGAGTGAATCGCCACCCTTTCGCCATTGCCAGCTTTGCAACTTCTTGAACAGTGAGATTGTAGCCTTCTGTACGTCCGCCCATTGGCATGAGGTATACAGGGCATTCCACCCCTTCAGCACGATATGCTTCGACAGCTCTGCCAACTTCTTCAACATCCACATCATCAGCCACAACAAACTTGAGATATAGGCTAGTACCAGGCACATCATAGTATTGACGAGCAACGCCAGGCTTAATAGCATCGTTCCAAGACTCCCCACTAACGGAGAGTTTTGGGCTACAGCTGAACGTTGTTTTAAATCTTGCACGAGTTCCAAGGTACTCTCTAAACTCATCATGTAGCCATTGTGTAGTA